TATTTTCTACCTCAACAATTCGTCTAAACAACTGTTTGTACTCAACATAATTTTTAAGGCTTTTAACATTTTGTCTATTCTCAATTTTAGCCATAATGTTTTTATGTACCTTGTCCAGTTTTTTGTATAGACGCACCTTTGAATTGTTCATCGGTCTCCTTTGTTAATTTAATGCTAGATTTTGTATATTTTAAATCTAACACCTCAATCTTGGCATTATCGCCAGGACTATTTGTTTCTGCTGCAACTTGCACAGAATCAAATTCTTTTGTGGCTGTAAATTCAGCAGTACCTTGCCATGTTTTTTTACAGTTTTGTTTAGTGGAACTCATTTAATGAGTACTCCTTGTTAAACTTTAATGTATTAATGTTATTTATTTGTGCTGCACTCATCCTTATTTTTCTTTGTGCAGATTTACCTACATCTATTAAATGTAAACTTTTAAGCTCTGAAACAATTTTACCAGCCCTAGCTCTACTGAATCTAAATTTTTTTGATATTTCTAGTTGTGTTGGGCTATATGAATTTTTACTTATAAATTCACTTATAAATTTTAAAACATCGTATTTAATTCTACTTAAATAAATGTATTGTTCATCGCTTTTTTTTGTCATTATCTTTTCCTTTAAATAAATTTTCAACATTTGCTCCATCAAAATCTTTAAAAATTCCACCCTCTTTTTTTATAATGTTTAAAACATCTAATAATTTTTGGGAGTATCTAATAGATTTCATTACATCCATTATGGCTTTATCAATTGTCAAACCACCTTTACTGCCAAACCTCATTAAATGTTTCATACTTGAACATCGTAAATAACCAATGGCTTCTTCTTCTGAAACTTGAGATAAAATTGCATCCCAAGTTTCAATAGATTTATCCTTGTAGTGTTTTGGATTATCGCTTTCGGCCATTAAAAAGGTGCTTTCGTATCAGATTTATAAGGCTTACCAATTTTCATGTGTGGATTTGGTTTACCCTCTCTTACAGCATTACCCCAAAAAGTTATGTCAGCCACAGTACCAGCTTTAATTACTATATCCTTTTGAAATTTAAAATTTTTAAAGCTATGTGTTGGTGCTTTAGGGTTATCGCTTTCGTTTTTATATACATTAAAATATATATCGTTTTCTATATCGGCCATTATTCTTTTCCTTTATTTATTTTTTCTTTATTTTCGATGTATGTTTGTTGTGTTAGTTCATGTAGTTGTGGGCTGTTTGCTTTAACAGCATCTAAACTACTTGAATATTCTTTTAAATAAGGTTGCATCCTTTTTTCAAAATCATTTTCTGTTTTTGAATTTTTAGCTTCCTCCTCTATTGATTTTTTAAAAAAAGTTACAAACTCATGAATATCAGCAAATTGTTTTGCTACTACTTTTGGTTCTTCTTTTTTAGTTTTTTCTTTTTTATCTTTTTCTTCTTTAGCTATTGCTTTTTGTTGTATTACTGCATTACCTACTTCATCAGCACTTGAATATTCAGTACCATGTAAACCCATCGCTGCTAATGCTCTACCTAATGCTGAAGTTTCTGCATTTTCTAAAGCACTTGTTTTATTTATAAATGTTGAGCCAATTTTTTCTAAAGCTAAACCTGAGTAAGTATTGTTTAAAACTTTTATAATAACTTTTACAGCAACCATGCCATCTTTACATAATGGTTCAATAATTGATGAATCAATTGATGTTTCGCCTGGAAAAGCATTCATTAAAACAGAGTGCCTTGTTGCTACTGTTAAATAATTTTTACCTCTAAAGTCCATACCTTTAGCTTTACTTAATATTTGTTTCATCTGCTCATACTTGGCAGCATAATCTTTCATATATCCCCTTTGTTTCTAAATTGGTCGATGGTTTGTTTTTCAAGTTTTGTGTATTTTTCCTGTAAATTTTCAAATCTTATTACAAGTGTTTCCCATTTATCTTTATAAAATGTCATTCTCTTCATGTAATATCTTGCGTTTTCTACTTCAGCTTTTATTGCTTCTTGTGCAGCATCTGTTGGTTTAGATTCTAAAACAGGTTTAGCTTTTGTAATTGACCTAATATCAACTGTCATAAAACACATTTGACAATAATGTAAGTTTTCATAATTTACAGTTGATGGTTCTTTACACATTGAGCAAACATTAAACATAATAGCTTTTAAACCTTTCAATAAACTCATCAGGTACATTATCCCAACCCCAACCTTTTTTTTTCATATCAGAAAAATCAGGCACACAAAGCCAAGCTAATTTTTTTACATCGCCATCAGCTGCCTCTAGTTTTTTTTGCCAAGCAATCTCATAAATTTTTAAAACATTTAAAGCTTTAGTTAAATTTTCTTCCTTTAACTCATCGCAGTTATGTTCAGTAAATAATTTTCTTTCAGTTGCAGTAGCATAAGACAGAAAAGGCGGTACTTTGACCGCCTTTTTGTACAGGGAGACTTGCATAACATCGCTGAAATAAGGTCGTTGTTCAATTCTTTGATGTGTATAAACCCAATCGCCAATTCTGTTATTGGTAACTTTTTCTTTTTTTTTCTTTTTTGGATCTTGTTTTAGTGGCTTGTTGGAAACTGTGCCAAACTTATTTTTAAAATCGCCTAATACTTTTTTAGAAACTAAATCAATATACATTAACCAATAAGTTTGTACTGGTGGAGTCCACAAAGTTTTTTGTTCTTCAGCAACCCATTTTTGTTTACCATAAATATCTTCTACTTCTTTAATATTATCTAAATGGTTTTGTGCTTGTGGCTTTGCAAATCTGTAAATAAATTGAAATTTAATTGAATCTTTCTCATTAAATGGTGTGTAACTATCTACTAATCTTTGCACATCAGGTGAAAATAAAGCTTCATCTAAAGTTATTTTTTTAGTTAAAACTTCTTGAACTATTAAATGTACTAATGAGCCACCTCTAAAAGAAGCATTATCTAAGCTTCTTGATTCTTGGCTAGTTAAAACTATTTTTTTAAAAAATCTGTCAGCTGCTTTCATATTAGCAGTAGACTTGGAAGTGTGGGCTAAATTAAACTTGGTATAACAATCGCCAACTTTTTGAAATATATCCATTTCCGAATCTTATAATATATTTCAGCAACTCAATCAACATCTAAAGGCAATTGGTATGCAATTATTTTTTTGCAACTTTATAGTTAGTAGTCATATCTTGTATTCTAGAAGACCATTCAGGAATTATGTTACTTACGATAGCACCATGTAATTTTCCTGTTAAAATACAGTAAGAACAAACATTATAGCTACCATCGCCATTAGGTTCTAACCAACCCATATAAACAGTTTTAGATTTTTTACATTTAACAAACGATAATTTACCATCAGCATCGTAACTTACTTTATTACTATTTTTATATAATCTAATAGCATTTGGTATTGTTCTGCCTTTATGTAGTATTCCAACGCATTCAGGATTTGCAATTGCAACTTCTATTCTAAATTTTCGCTTTTCAGGGTACATTAGCACTTTACCACCATCAAGCGATTCCCCAACAATTTTTATATAATTTTTACCCCCAATAAAATCTTTTGCTACTAAAAAAGCATCATCAGGTTTTTTATTTTCATTAAGTAATTTAGCTAAAAACCTAGCTGTATCGTATTCGCCCCAATTAGTTTTAGCATTATCTTTTTTATTAATATTCCTATTAAGCTTTATTTCCCAATTTCTTGCAGTAGCTTTGTTTTTAAATTTTTTAGCTAATAGGTGTTTTAATACAATTTCTCTATTATCTCTAATTTCAGTCCATTTTTCTTTGTTAAATATTGCCATTAACATCATTTATATATCCTTTTGTTTACAATTGCTATTACCTAATTGTTGCTTATAGGTTGCTTTGTACTACCTTACAAGCTTTAATTTACATAGAGTGTGCATTAATATATACTTAATGTTGATTTGATTATTAGAATCAATTAATACGATATATAAAGGATTTATGGATAAAAAACCCATTTTTAACAATTTCAAATCATTAATTTTAGCTTGTTTCATAGTTATTTTATTTACAGCTCACACAACTACAACATCACTCACTTCAGACCGAATCACATTTTGTGCAAAATACATTGTTTGGTCAGACTTTTATAAAGGGTGGTTTGAGGATGAGCATTGTCGTTAAGTTAGAATTTTACGAAATACAAGTAGCTGCACTAAATGGAGTAAGTCGATGTGTAGAAACTTTCAGACATAAACAAAATTGGGGGCATGGTTATAAAAAAGATATGATACATCAGTTTTCAGACTCAATAGTTGGTTCACTTGCCGAACAAGGTGTTGCAAAACATTTAGGAGTTTATTTTGGCAGCCATGTAAATACTTTTAGTAAGCCTGACCTAATGCTTGGCGATAAAAAATTACAGGTTAGATGCCAAAAACCCAAAACAGATCGCAAGAATTTTTTAATTATTAGAGAAAATGCAAAAGCAGACGAATATTATATTTTAGCAATTAATAAATGTCCTGAAATAGAAATAGTTGGTTGGGTAAAAGCTGGTGATGTTATGAAAGATAAATCTTTTTTAACAGATTTTGGCTTTAGCGATAGACCTAAAGTTTATGGTGTACCAGCTGAAATGTTGAGGCCTATTTCAGAACTAATAAATGAGTAAAGAAAAATGTATTAAATGCAGAATTACAGAAGCCACAATAAAATACAAAAAAGAGTTTTACTGCATGATTTGTTACATGAGTACAAAATCAAAAGATGAAGATAATCAAAGAGCAAGAAAAGGCAAAGATACAAAAGATTGAGTTCACTAGGTGGGATTTAATTAAACTTGAACAAGCTTTAACTGAATACTGCTTGTGTAAGGAACTATTGGAGTACAGGGACACAGATAGCATAGCTGTTTACCCCTCACTTAAAAAAATTAGACGAAAATTAGGCATAGTAAATAAAGATGGCACAAAAAAAATTATATAATATTATTTATGCAGACCCAGCTTGGTCTTATAATGGTAAGTTACCGCAAAGAGCTAAAGTTCAACATTATCCTGTAATGGAAAATAATGATATTTGTGCTTTGCCAGTTAAAGATATGACTGCTGACAATTGTGTTCTGTTTATGTGGGCTACTTTTCCATTATTGCAGCAAGGTTTAGATGTAATAAAAGCTTGGGGCTTTGATATTAAAACTTGTGCTTTTGTTTGGGTAAAAGTTAATAAAAGAACTGATACAAACCAAGCATCGTTTTTTCCAGTTGATTCATTTGACAGCTTTTGGGGCATGGGGTCTTGGACTAGAAGTAATGCTGAAATATGTTTGCTTGGTACTAAAGGCAAACCAAAAAGATTAGCCAAAAATATACACCAAGTAATCTATGAGCCTATAAGAGAACACAGTCGCAAACCTGATTGTATTAGAGATAAAATTGTGCAGCTTTGTGGCGATTTGCCTAGATTAGAAATGTTTAGCCGAACTGTAACTCCTGGATGGGATTTGTGGGGTAATCAAACTGATAAATTTAAAACAACTAAAACAATAAAAGAGGGTAACAAAATACAAATATGAGTTGGACTTTTGAAAAGGTTAATGTTGATTTGCTAGACAATAAATTACTTACAGCTAATGAAAAGCTTATTGTAATACTTTGTAAAAGATTTGAACATAGTCCCAATGGCATAAGATTAAGCCATAAATATTTAATGCAAAGAACTGGTATTAAAAGTAAACGCACACTTGTTAAGTGTATGGATCGATTAGTTATGTTTGGTTACTTTGCCTATTTCCAGCCACAAAAAAATCGGCCTAACATTTTTACTTTTGATAAAAAATTAAAGCAGCAGTTTATTGCTAAAA